AACATCAAGTGTGGCATCTACGCTGACCTGCAGAGATGGATCGCGGGATCGCGTGATGACATCCGATGGAAACAGTTATAGGGTCTTGGTACTACTGGCGTCCAACTGATAAACCCGACGCATCTTGACACCCACTGATTGAGCAAACTTCTTGGAATCACATTTACTACACACGTGTTTGTAGTCGTTTGACGCACGTTCAGGATCCACCTTGCTCTTGGGCCTCATGAACGTCTCAGAACATGAATCACACTTGAAAACATAGATCAATTTCTTCCTGTGATAGTTGTGCATGGTACCCAGTTTGCTCTCCCTCTTGTACAACTTCATCGTCTTTAGGGTTTCTATGAACATATTACTATTTAATAAATACGATTATTAGATTATGGCGAGAATTAACATAGACACAGGATCACTAGGAAACCCGGCCACGGGCGATACTCTACGTACCGCTATGACCAAGATCAACACCAACTTCACAGAAGTGTACTCTTTGGTGAGGGATGGATCATCTGGATTGATAGCCACAGATGTAACGAACGGTGACCTAAAACTACAGGCCAACGGAACAGGTGCAATAGAGATCGACACACTGTCAATCACAAACAGCACAATCACCAGCATCACAACAAATTCAGACATCACACTCACACCCAACGGAACAGGAAATGTGGTGCTTGGCAACTTCACATTCAACGCGGATCAAACAGTGGGTGCGGGACAGGACAACTACGTGTTCACATACGACCACAGCACAGGCACAATAGGACTAGAGGCCGCGGCCTCGGGTGGTGTCACGGCAAGTTCCACAACAACATTCACCAACAAGACGTTCGACGCCAACGGCACAGGCAATAGCATTTCAAACATCGACATCGCGGACTTCACCTCTGGTGTGTTCCTTGACGAGGACAACATGGCATCAAACAGTGCCACAGCGATTGCCTCACAACAGTCGATCAAGGCCTATGTTGACTCACAGATTTTAACAAAAGACAACACAGATGAGATCACAGAAGGATCTACTAATCTATATTTCACAAATGCAAGAGCAGACGCAAGAATCACGAACGCACTTAAAGACGAAGACAACATGGCCAGTGACAGTGCCACACACGTGCCATCACAGCAGTCAGTGAAAGCATATGTTGATGCTGAGGACGCCAATATAGCATCAGACTCAATGACATTCACCAACAAGGCAGGAAACATCTCACAATGGACCAATGACTCCAACTACGCCACACAGGCATACGTGGACGCAAGGGACATAGGTGACCTCGCTGTGACGGGATCAACCATATCAGCACCGTCAAACGCGGATCTGACACTGACAACATCAGGTACAGGAGCAGTTTTATTAGGTGATGCCATCAGGATCAGGGACAACCACATAGAAGGCACAAGATCAAACGAAGACGTTATCATTGATCCCGCAGGAACAGGAAACGTCAAGATTACCAACAGTTTGGATGTTGATAGTATCACTGCATACAGTGGTACAAATACTAACCTAACACTTGCAGGCAAGGGAACAGGTTATGTATTTGTAAACGATAGATTAGCCGTATACGGAAACATAGATTTAGGTGGTGATATCAACACTAGCACTACTACATTTGTCTCAAGAGTTGATTCAAATATTGAACCTGATGCTACAGCAAACAATAGAAACTTAGGAAGCTCATCTAGAAAATGGAACACAGTATATGCAAGTGTATTTGATGGAACATTAACTGGAACAGTCACAGGCACGATTGACGCCGACTCATCAACAATTTCCAACCTGGAAGTGGATAACTTCAAGGCGGCGACAATAGTATTAGAATCAGAGGGCATTGGATCAAATGACAATGACACAACAATTCCAACAAGTGCCGCTGTCAAAGATTACGTGGACGCAAGGGATATAGGTGACCTCGCCGTGACAGGTTCGACAATATCAGCACCGTCAAATGCGGATCTTACTTTGACGACATCAGGCACAGGAGCAGTTTTATTAGGTGATGCCATCAGGATCAGGGACAACCACATAGAAGGCACAAGATCAAACGAAGACGTTATCATTGATCCCACAGGAACAGGAAACGTCAAGATACCAACAGACAAGATAACTTTGGGTAACAGTGCCGCGGCAGGATCAGAGGGAGTTGCCATAGGTAAAGGAACAGCGGGTGTTGGAGACTACGCACAGGCGATAGGTAACAACGCAGGTAACTCTGGTCAGGGAACGGCGGCAGTTGCACTAGGAAGTCAATCAGGCGAGACCAACCAAGGTACAAAAGCAGTAGCCGTAGGTCAGTATGCAGGTCAAACTACTCAAGGTAGTCAAGCAATAGCAATTGGTAAAGAAGCAGGTAAAACAACGCAAGGTGATGATGCAGTAGCAGTTGGATATCAAGCAGGCAAAACAACGCAAGGTGATGATGCAGTGGCAGTTGGATCTGAAGCAGGCGAAATAGTTCAAGGCGCAGGATCAGTAGCAATTGGTAGGCAGGCAGGTAGCAGATATCAAAGCGATTCAGCAGTAGCACTTGGCACCGCGGCAGGTTATGACAATCAAGGCGATTCAGCAGTAGCACTTGGTAAAACAGCAGGTTATGACAATCAAAGTGACAACGCAGTGGCAGTTGGGTACGGCGCAGGAAGTTTTACTCAAGGCACTCAAGCAACAGCACTTGGAAACAGCGCCGGTTATACAACTCAAGGTGCAAGTGCAATAGCAATTGGTTATCAAGCAGGCTATTCGAACCAAGCGGCAAACTCAATTGTAATTAACGCAACTGGCGAAATTGTTGGCACAACTCAAACAGATGCCTTTATAGTCAAACCGATCAGGAACACTAGTGGAACACACCAATTGGAATACAACCCAACAACGGGAGAAGTAACATACGACACATTAGCAAGAACTGGCGACATAACATTCACAGGTTCAACTATTCAATCACCTTCAAACGCTGACATCACACTTGACCCATCGGGCACGGGCGGCATCATCGCACAAGGTCCTGTGACATTCAACGCAGGCTACATTGAGAAAATCAACACACTTACTTCAAGTGCCACAATCACAGTCAACTGTGCGTTGGCCAGCATACACACTGTCACGTTAGGCACATCGACCGAATTCAACATCACAAACCTACCAACGGGTGGCACGGTCACATTGATAATCACGCAGGACGGCACAGGATCAAGAACAGCAACATTCGGAACTGATGGTTCCACTGCTGTGAAGTTCCCGGGCGGCACTTCAACACTTTCAACTGGCGGTGGCGACATAGACGTTGTTACTATTGTGAACGACGGAACCAACTTCCTGGGCAATATAGCCAAGGACTACTCATAGGAGGTGACTGATGCCTCTAGGGATCGCTAGACACATCATAACAGTTGGCACAACAGCGGCCGCGGCGTGGGATCCATCGACGGACATCACGGCACGTTTTTGGATAGACGCATCAGACACCAGCAGTTACACATTGAGTGGCAGTAACGTGTCATCCATAAATGACAAATCAAGCAATTTCTCCATCACCGTCAACGGCACACCCACCAGGGTGTCAAGTGGACTGAACAGCCTCAACGTGTGGGACTTCAGCGGTTCCAGTGAGGACTTCACCACGTCGGACGAACAGGCCGTCACGGACGGTTCGGGCAACCACTGGGCCATAGGCGTGTTCCTGGCAGACACAGTCGATGACACGCAGGACAGTTTATACAGTTTCGAGAACAACACAGTGTCGTCAGGGAGCAAGAGGGACTACGCGGTCAGCGCCGGTAACGCCAGTGCGTTCAACGGTGAGTTGGACCTGGACGGATTGAGTTCCAACAGGATATCATCGACCATAGGTAACCTCGAAGCCTTTGACTCGGCAGTCAGCCTTGACGCATTCCACATAGTGGGCACCATATTCGCACCATATTCAACAAGACCGGCAACCAAATCAGCACCAGAGTGGACGGCTCAAACGCATTCACCCCAGTCAACGACTACGACAATGCCATCAACCAGAATCAGGACATAAGGGTAATGAGGAACAGGGCCAACGAGAGGCTGGATGGCCGGTTGGCTGAATTCTTCGTGGTTGGCGCACTGCCGGGCACGGGCGGTACGGACATAACGGAGTTCGAGAAGGCCGAGGGATACCTGGCCCACAAGTGGGGTTTGACGGCGAATCTGCCCAGTGACCACCCGTTCAAGAACGTATCTCCGTAACCATAAATACCATTAAATTATGGCACAGGAAGTGATAAACATAGGAGCGATCGCGGACGACGGCACGGGCGATACCATCAGGGGTGCGGGCATCAAGATCAACAACAACTTCACGGAGTTGTACGCAGATCCGTTGGTCGCAACCACGCTGGGCTTCAATCAGAACGAGATCAGCTCAACCGAGTCCAACGCGGACATAGTTTTAAAACCCTCAGGGACAGGTAGCGTACTGTTTCCAGCGATACGTATCAACGACAACAACATCGAGGGCACAAGATCCAATGATGATTTGAAATTCATACCAAACGGGTCGGGACAGTTGGTCATAGACGGCATTGGATTTTCAGGCACATCGATCACGGCCAGTGACTCCACGGCGATAAACATCAATGAAAATTTAATAGTGGACGGTGATCTCACAACCACCGGAAGCGTAGTGATATCCAGCACCATGGGTGCTCAGTCAGGATCCACAATCGGGAATCTAACACTGGCCAATGGATCCATAACGGACTCATCTGGAGACATCAGTTTCGGTGATGAGAACATCACCACAACAGGAACACTGGCAGTGGCCACAGGATCATCATTCGGGAACCTAACACTGGCCAATGGGTCGATCACCGACTCATCTGGAGACATCAGTTTCGGCGACGAGAACATAACCACCACGGGGAATTTCAATGCAGGAGCAACAACATTAGGTAATGCCACAGTGTCCGGTGCATCTTCATTTGCCGGAACAACCACGGTGGACAACCTCACGTTCAATGACAACATAATAGGAACCAGTTCAAACGCGGATCTGAATCTTACGCCAGGTGGCACGGGAGTGGTCAATGTCAGCAATCTCACCATAGACTCCAGCATCAACCTCACGGACAACGTGATCAAGGTTACCAGATCCAATGACGACCTGGTGTTGTCAGGCAATGGCACGGGCTCCACACAGATTTCAAACATCGATCTAGATTCAGGCACCATCGACAACACAGTGATAGGCGCCGCCACACCGGCCGCTGGAACCTTCACCACGCTGTCCTTCACAAACACGGAGATCAACGCTGGCCAGCTCAACATCAAGGACAACCAGATCACTGTCAACACCACCAACGCTGACCTCGAGATCAGTGCCAGTGGATCGGGCAACGTCCTGATAAACGGTTTCAGTTTCCCAAACTCATATGCGGCGGGACAATTCATTAAGACGGATGCATCCAAGAACCTCTCACTGGTCACCTTCCCAATTCTGTACGTGGAAACGGACATAGCGGACGGCACGGTCACCATAACAGGTGACTCCTCGACACAGACCATAGATTCATTCAGTGCGTCAACACACAGGAGCGTGAAATACCTGATACAGATGTCGGACAGCACCGCGGACAGGTACGCATTGGTAGAGGCCAACGTCACACACGACGGGACCAACGCCTATGTCAGTTCTTTTGCACGTGTAGGCAACGGTCAGGGAGATGGATCAACTGCATATCAGTCAATAGTGTTGAGTGCGGACATATCGGGCGGCAACGTTAGACTGCTAGGAACAGTAAATAACACTAACAACCAAGTAATAAAATTCGTGAAAAGGGTGATAAAAGTATAACATGGCACAACAGACTTTAAATGTAGGATCTAACGCAAACGACGGAACAGGTGATACTCTGAGATCTGCCATGCAGAAAGTGAACACAATGTTCACAGAACTGTACCTATCACCACTCACAGGTGGAGCCCTCAGTTTTAGTGGGAATGAGATATCAGCAACTCGAACCAATGAGGATCTGGTTTTCTCACCTGCAGGCACTGGTGGCGTGGCCTTCCCGGCAATAAGGATAAATGACAACAACATCGAAGGCACTAGATCAAACGAAAACATAAATTTACTGCCGAATGGCACAGGATCTGTGATATTTGGAGCAATCAAAATCAACGGCACAAGTCTGAGCTCAGATGACTCAACAGCGATCAACATCAACGAGAATTTGATCGTAGACGGAACTGCGAATGTGTCAGGCACGGCCACAGTGGGAACATTGAATGCCGCAACAGGATCAACCATAGGTAACCTTACACTGGCCAATGGATCCATAACGGACTCATCTGGAGACATCAGTTTCGGTGATGAGAACATAACCACCACGGGCACCATGACTGCCGCAACAGGATCCACTATAGGTAACCTTACACTGGCCAATGGATCCATAACGGACTCATCTGGAGACATCAGTTTCGGCGACGAGAACATCACCACAACAGGAACACTGGACGTGAGTGGACTTGCCACACTTTCAACATTGAACGTCACAGGAACGACGGGGTTGGTGGGAACGACTACCATTGACAACATCACATTCAACGACAACACCATAGCAACAAGCTCAAACGCTGATCTGAACCTCACACCGGGCGGTACCGGCACAGTGAACGTCAGCAACCTGACCATAGATTCCAATATCAACATCACAGACAACACGATCACGACCACGCAATCCAACTCAGACCTAGTTCTTTCAGCGAGCGGAACAGGATCCGTAGTGATGGCCAAAGCGGACATCAACAGTGGTGCCATCGACAACACCGTGATCGGTGCGACCACACCGGTGGCGGCAACATTCACCACATTGTCAACCACAAGTGGAATGACCATCGATGGTGTGACCATAACAGACAACACGATCTCGTCAAATGCCTCCAACGCCGACCTGGAACTTTCAGGCAATGGCACGGGCACGGTGTCCATCAGCGGTTTCAGTTTCCCAACGTCAGACGGTTCAGCGGACCAAGTGCTGAAGACGGACGGTGCGGGCAACATAGGATTCGTGACCATATCGAGTGGATCAACACTGAACCACTCGGAGATCGGTGACAACACCGCAACTGTGGCCACATCTGCCACCACCGTCATAGACAGTTGGTCTAGTGCTTCGTACAGGAGTGCCAAATACTACATCTCCATATCAGACACCACCAACAGCAGGTTCGAGATGGTGGAGGCCACACTGGTACACGGCCCAAGTGCTGACAGCACCACGGAGGCCTACGTTACCGTGTTTGGAAACACCGGTTCTTACACGGATCCATTATGCACGTTCACAGCAGACATAGACGACGGTAATGTGAGATTGCTGGCCACCAACATCACCAACGACAGCACAGTGTTCAAATTCCAGAGAGTCATAATAGACCTATAATAATTACATTAGGTTTATAGAATTTCAAATAAATACCCATAACAAAAAGGATTAACATAAAGTATGGCTAGACAAAACATCAACATAGGATCAAGTGCTAACGACGGCACGGGTGATCCACTAAGAACAGCATTTGACAAGATCAACGACAACTTCGTGGAACTTTACGGTTCTGACAACGACATCAACACACTGGACGCGAACCTGGATGTAAACACTTTCGCAATCACGACAGGGGTCACCAACGGTGACATCACTGTCACTCCAAATGGCACAGGTAGCATCAAACTGGGTGCGATGAAATTCGTTGGCACTACAATGAGTTCAGATGATTCGACACAGATCACTATAGCGGAAAACATTCAGACCACAGGCACAATGAACGTGGGCGGTGCCGCAACCTTATCAACAAGTTTAGCACTGGCATCTGGTGCCACGGTGACTGCCATATTAGACGAGGATGCCATGGGCACAAACTCTGCTACAGCGTTAGCGACTCAGCAGTCAATCAAAGCCTACGTAGACTCACAGGTGACTGCTTCAGACCTTGACTTCCAAGGAGATTCAGGTGGAGCACTTTCAGTTGACCTAGACAGCCAGACTTTCACTGTAACAGGTGGTACTGGAATAGACACATCAGGTTCAGGACAGACGTTGACAGTTGCGATAGATTCAACAGTCACGACACTCACGGGTTCACAGACTTTGACTAACAAAGTTCTCACATCACCAACGATAAATGGTGCGACCATGACAGGCAACGTCACAGTAGACAACTTGATCTTTAACGACACCGACATATCAACAGCGTCAAATGGGAATCTTACTTTGAATCCAGGTGGCACAGGAACAATACAATTACACGCCAACACTGCGGTAACTGGTACTGCTTCCGTTTCAAGCACATTGACAACCGCTGACATAACAACAACAGGTAACACAACAGTGAGTGGAAACTCAACAGTGGCAGGCACGTTGACTGTACAGGGTTCAATCAACGCTGACACTATAGTTTCAAATTCAAACGGTGACATAACAATAGATCCTGCAGGAACAGGTGCTATCGTATTGACTGGTCCAATTACACACACTGGAACACAGACAACAACGGGTCAGATGAACGTTGACAACTTGAGATTGGACGGAAACACAGTTTCTGCAACATCAGGCGGTATCACACTATCACCTGCCGCAGGACAGAACGTCGCGGTTGGCGGAACCAATGTCAAATTGACTGCCACGGAGGCCAACTTCACGTTGATGGAAGCAACAACTGTGAGAGCAGATGCTTTACAGAATGATACGTCAGATGGCGACATCAGTATCAGCACACAGGGTACTGGAGTTGTGGATCTTAACACGGCTACACAGACAACTGTGGGTTCGGCGGGAGGTGCATCAGCATTACCTGGACAACCAACAGGCTACATAAAGATCAAGATCGCTGGAACAATGAGAGTTATTCCGTTCTACGACGAATCTTAATAGATCATAGCACATCCTTAACAAGGGAAAATGAGGAAACACAGGAACGACCACAACAGGCACAAGTCAGCACATTCCGAGATCAAACGCTTGGAGGAGGCCATACGACGTGAACAGGACAAGATCACACGTGAGGGACTGCGACAGCACCTGGAACACTGGATTCGTACACAGAATAATAGCCGGTAATTGCCAATAAATACCTAGTAAGGAGTACAGTAATGGCAACACCAGTGTGGACAACCACGGCAGGTAAAATTGCAACTATAGATGAACAAGTAGCGTATTCTCTCCAATTGGAGGCGAACACAA